TTGTTGATTACAAATTCTTCACCTTTTTTTGTCGATAGAACGTATTCGCGCATTTGGTCGATGTTTTCCAGTGGAAACTTTTTTAGTTCTATTTTTTCGTATGTGATTTCCAGTAGATAAACGCCATTTTGATATTCAGCCCCTATATTTAGAGATAAGGCTGTTTTTGTTACACTTGCTCCGTTGTCTGTTAATTGGTCTGCTCCTAGTGTTATTATTTTTCCTTGTTTTTGGATTTTAAATTTAAAATCGTTAGCGTCAGGTACATCTGTTCCGTCGTTTATGAAATCTACTTGTATTTGGTCGTTTTCTTTTATCGGAGTGTACATATATCTAACTTTTGATAAATCTATGGTTGTATCGTTTGTTACGTTTTGGTATTGTATAATGTTTATATTTACTCCTATGTAATATGCGTTTTCTTCTTGTTTGTTTGCGTGATAGTTTTTGAAAATATCCCAATAAGCAATAAAACTTGTTGCATTTTTTTTCACTGCTACTGTGTCAGCCATTGGGTTTCCGTATCCTTTTAAGCCTAGGTATGAAAATAATGAGCTTTTGTTTATTTGGTTGTTTTCTCCTGTTTGTTTTGAGGGAGAATCGAATAACCTTTTTAGGGTTACTTCGATTTTTGGCAGTTTTACTTGTGCCATATTTAATCCAATTCCTAATGCGTTGTTGTGTAGTAGACCGTTGTATAGTCTTATTGGACATACATATAATTCCATTTGAAATTTGAAACTTCCAAATAGTGGTCCAACTGTTGGATGTGTAAGTACTGATGCTTCTAAATTTATATCGTGTGTATCTCCTGGTAGTCCGAGTTCACATGCGAATGGTACAATAGTTCCGGCGCATTGCGTATTTCTCCATGCGTAGCTTAAATCATGTGTAGACCTTCTATATTTTTTAAGTTCTACGGTCATTTTTTTGCCATCACCGATGGTATTTTTCCCGATGTTTTTTGTTATCATTCCCATAGTTATTTGTTATTTTCAGGTTCAACATTTTTTGAAATTGTCTCTTTTTCTTTTTCGGCTTTTAAAAGTGCAGCAAATATGCTTGCAACCAAGTTCCAATCTGTTTTGTTGATTTTCATTTGAGCTGCTTTGGCTGTTTTGAACTTTTCTGTGCTTGCTAGATGATTTCCGATTGTAATACAGTAAAAATCTTCTTCATTTTCTTTAAATGCTCTTACTTTGAATACTTCATTAAAATCCATTTTTTTATTATTTAATTGGTTTAACATAAATTTGCGTACTGTCCACTTTTGTAGATTGTTCGGTTTGTTGATTTCCTCCGTTGTTATTTTTGAATATTGACATACTCATGGTGCAACTTTGTACACATAAAGTACTTATTACTCCGATGATGAATGTTGATATTAATTTAATAATATCGATCCATTGTTGACCTGTGATTTTCATTTTTAAAATAAACTTAATTGTAACATTTCATTTTTCTTGATAACTTCTTTTTCATAATCTTCTATTAGATATAGTCTTATTTGTCCTCCTTTCTTTTTTACGAGATATTCTTTTAATACCTCATCGTTAAACATTTTATAACCTGTTATTACTTGCGCCTCTTTCATTTTAAAGGCGTGGTACTTAATCCATCTCCTGTAATCCGTATACGGATACGGTGTTATGTCACTGAAATATGATACATTTTTCTTTTTCATGATGCAATAATAGTACTTTATTTTTATTCTACAAATTAATTAACTCGTTTTAACTATATATATTTTGCTATGCTGTATATTATTTTTATATTTGTATATCGAAAAACGAATTGATTATTAACCCTTTAATTACACAGTTATGTCTAGAGAAATTAAAACTGAGCATTTTTTTTGTACGAGAGTGGAAGCTAAGTATTATTATAATGAACGGAGGCGACTTAATCCTACGTATAATCTTATTAAATTTACTTATTTTGGTAATGGAGAACTTTTGTGTTATTATTTAGTGACAACTCGTACCCTTATGTCTGTTATATGTGAATCTTATGATTATTTGGGTATGCTTGCAAGGTACTCACTTAATGAATTAGGTTACGAGCCTGTGGAAGTTGGTTATTTTCTTGCCGGTATTGAGGTTATAGATTTTTAAAAAGAAGTTATGCCGTTTGTCAGTGGATAGTTGTTAAGACTATCCATTGTTTTTTTATATCCTTTTATTTTATTTCCTATTGTAAAACAATATACTGACACACACATATGTCCAACGCCGAATGGAAAGCCTGCGTGGCGTTTGAACGCGCCTCAGGCAATAGGACGTGGCAACGTCCCTTAGCGTCTAGCACCTTGATATCGGCGGAGCCGCACACCACGCAAGCTTGTCTTGCGGGTGCACTTGTGACTTCAGACCGTTCCGAGAAGGTAGTTAACCTTCAGACAAACAAGAGAGTTGATTCCCGCTATACACCGAAGAAGGAGAGGATGGAGAACCCATAGGGTTCTCGGTCGCCGTAGGTGACTTGCCTACACGCTGAATAGTGAACCCATGCCGCATGGCGCGGTCTGCATAGCGCCTGCACGCCGCATGGCGCCTACACGCTGCATAGCCTTTTGATGAATATTTCTTTGATTTTTCAACCGTTTTAGATATTTCTTTTTATCCCAGTCGGTAGGGTTGTCTCCGTACAATCTGGAAGCGCGCGAACGGTGATATTTTAGTAGGTTCATATACGTCCGTTCGTCGTCGATGTTGCATTTTTCTCCGCAAATCCATATAATACCTTTTTCGACTTTAGATAAAAAAAGCGCTTCCCGTTCTTCTTCCGTATATATTGCATTTCTGTAATATATCGGAAGGTTTAGCTTTGCTCCGTTTGGTAGTCTGTAAGTTTCGTTTGTTTCTGATCCTTTAAATTTATTGTTTCTTGCGTTGATTGATTTTGCATAATTTGCTCCTATTCCTTTGGAGCATAAGACTTTGCCTTGAAATTCTTTATGTTTTTCATCAACTTTGAGCATGTATTTTGTGATGTAATTGATTGTTCTTGATGATACGTATTTACCTACCCATACGATACCATATTTCCATTTTTCCTTGAATTTCTGATCACTTCCTATTCCCCATACTATACCGTGTATGTGTATTCTGTCTTTATTTTCTCCAAGTTCTGTAATACACCAATGTTTTACGCTTTTCCCGTATGTTTTTCTGATTCTTTCGAGACACATTCTTAAGGCGTATGTAGCTATATTGTTTTCTTCTTTGGATTTACATTTTTTTATTAGTTTTTTCATATTATCGTCGTTTATCGTTAGAGTGACGAAATATGCGTTTGGATTGTTTTTGAGTTCCTCGTTCATTCTTACTAACCATTGTCTTTGCTTTTGCTTTCTGCATTCGTAGCATTGTCCGCATGCCGCTGTTACATATTTCAATCTGTTATCAGGACACGGAGGTACTACCCCACCGTTTTTTTTGGTAGGACAGTACCTTTTGTTTAGTATGAGTTTTGGATATAGACACATTTTATTCTGTTTTTAGAACTTCTTCATACATTTCTTTCCATGACTGCATTCCTTTGTTGTTGCCGGATTTTTCGGTTAATTTTCTGATTACTTGCTGTGCTCCTTTTGCGAATACTTTATAAGCTCCTGTTCCGCTGTTTATTAATCCTGTTATTTGTTGTAGTCCTTCGTAAATCCATTCTTTTAAGAGTCTTTGTTCTTCGATATCCAGTTTTCTTCCCTCTAGTATCCATTCATTTGCTATCCTGTCTGCCACATTTGATGCCATCTCTTTTGCCGCTTCTGCTGACATTCTGCGTGTTTCTACTTCGTATGCATACCATTCTATTTGTTTCCCTATATAAGCAGCTTTTTGTGCGTTTAATTCGCTATTTGTCAGCTTTTCGATGATTGTTGCGTTTCCTATTATGATATCTTGGAATGCTTTTTCTATTCTTGGTTGCATGGTATCTTCTGCCCAATCGTTTTCTAGACCTAGTTTTCTGGCTTCTTCCACCAGTAATCCTTGTTTTTGTAGAGCTACTTCATAGTTTGCTGTTGTTAGGTTTCTTTGGTCTCCTGTGAGTAATTTAAGCTCCTTGTAATAATCCGTTTGTGCTTCCGTAAGTTTTGTATCTGCTCCACCTATTTTTTTGGCTTCTTCGTTTGCTTTTCCGGCTAGAGCTTCGTTTAGTTTCGTTTGAGACATAACATTTGCCATATTAACACCTAGACCCATTCCTTGGAGTGCTAATCCTGCTTCGTGTCCGCTTGCTATTCCTGCAGGTTGTCCTTGTGCTCCTCCTGCAGACATTCCACCTCCTCCGCCTTGTCCGTATAATAATGCAGCGTTTAATCCTGCATTTTCAAGGTGTGTTTTTTGGTTTTCGTAATTTGTATAGTCCCATAAATCTTTGTTGTTCTGTTGTCCCAGTTTTTGGCTTTCAATGTTATAACCGTGTTGTATTCCCATTTTTTCAAGGTCATACTTATGTTGTTGTTTCATCATTTTTAAGCCTTGTTTATAGCCTACTGCTCCTGACCCTAGTCCGAATATACTTGATATTCCATTTTTGATTGCAGAACCCGCTGCTACCATTCCTAAAGCTCCTAATACTCCTGGCATAACTCTGTTCAATTTATTATTACATTTTTTCGCGCTTTAATTAAAGCGTTCTTTCTATATACTTGATATAATATGCTGTATGCGGAATTTATCATTTTATTTGGTAAGGACTTTTTACATCCTTACCGTATAAATTTCGTTGCTTGCCCTTACAGCGACTTAACTCTGTTAATTTTCGCTCGGAGAGCCTCCTTCGGTTTTGTTCGGCACGTCATTCCCTTTTTGATTTTTGATGAATTCTTCTCGTTTTGCTATTTTAGCTTTATTAACTTTATCCATAGCATCCACCGCTATATCCCATCGGTCTGTTCTGATGTCGTATGCAGGTAGTACTCCCTGTGCTCTGTCGGTAAATATTATTGGTGCTCCGTCTTCTATTGGAGCTTTTTCGTTAATAATTCTTGAAACTTTTGTTTCGATTGTTTCACCCTCGTAGATTTCTACTGATTCTAGTGAACTATTTGATTTTATTACTCTTGTTTTCATATTATAAATTTGGCATAATTTTAGCACTCATTTTTCGTCTCGCTGTCCATTTTACTCCAATTTGCACCCAGAAATTTTGAGCTGATCGACTTGTGTCTGCAAATATGTAATTGTATTTTTGAGGATCTATGTATGTTGTTAAGTCTTTGATATTTATATGGTCTTTTGTTTCGTAATTTCTGCATAGTGTCATAAACATTTCGTTATCAGAATCCGCGAAGTTTCCAAAGATTCTGTTATAGTTTGTCATGTAGTCGATCCATGCAGGTTGTTTACCTACGGTTTTTATTTCTGATTTATAATTTTCTCTTATTATTTCTGTCCACCATGCCATTTTTTCGGTAGTAAGGTCTTGAAATCCTATTCCGTCTAAAGCGGGTTTGTGTAGGTCATCTATTGTGTCTAAACTTGTATCGAATCTGTTTCCTTGTGCATAGTCTATTCTTGGTGTAATGCTACATAGTCCGATTATATAACTAGGTTCGTCGACCTTTATTACAATATTTCCTCCTTTCATTTCTCCTCCTAGTCTTCCTCTTCCAGCTAATGACCCTAGAGGTTCTTCTTCTGTTGCACTATTGCTAATTACTTCTTGGAATACAATTTCTTGGCTTCCTCCTCCCATGTATACGGGTGTTTCTGACCTTTCTATATAGTCGTTTGTGTATACTGTTTCCAGCCAATCTCCATATGTTCCTCCGCTTACCGCGATACGATTTAACATGTCGTATACTTTTTTTGCTAGGTTTAGCGTATCCATTGTGAATGAGCCGGAACTTGTGTCGATTGCTGTTATTTCGTTAATTCCTCCTTCTCCGTCTAACCATTCTGTGTTGACCCAATTGTTGAATATATCTGATTGATATGTTTTTACGGCTAATCCGGCAAGTGGGAAACTTGAATTAAATCTTTGACCGTTTCTACTTATTAAATCTCCGTACGGCGGTATTTCGCCGCTGTTGATTACAAATTCTTCACCTTTTTTTGTCGATAGAACGTATTCGCGCATTTGGTCGATGTTTTCCAGTGGAAACTTTTTTAGTTCTATTTTTTCG